TTTAGTATTATTGATAGGCAGGGACGGAGAACTTTCTAATGGCACTCATAAGTCAATCTATTCCCAACCTCATCAACGGGGTATCACAACAGCCACCATCATTGCGCCTGAATACACAGGCAGAACTGCAAGAGAATGGATTGTCTGATGTTGTCACAGGCTTGCAAAAGCGTCCTAGCACACAACACCTTGCAGATTTAGGTGTTATTAGTAACATTGATAAAGGGTTCATTCATACTATCCGAAGAGATGAGAATGAATTTTACTCCATGATTGTGGATACGGCTGGCACAATTCGGGTGTATGATAAAAACGGTGTGGCTAAAACAGTAACAAACAATGCGCCTTCTTATTTATCTGGGCTAACAAACCCTAATGAAGAACTGGCTGCTGTCTCTATTGCTGATGCCACATTCATTATCAATAAGAACACAGTGGTTGCTAAAGGAACGGCAACCTCTCCGACAAGAAATCCAGAAGCACTTGTATATGTCAAACAGGCTGACTATTCTTCCACATATCGTCTTAAGTTGACAAAGGGTGGTAGCACTAGCACAGTAGAGTTTGCCACAAAGTCTTCTACACAGTCTAGCACGACTTTGACACAGGATGCAGAACGTGGTGCTTCAACTGACTTGATTGCCCAGAACCTAAATACCTTTTCTGGTACTGTTGTATCTACTCAGTTTTATGATGACATCACAGACGCTTCGGCTGTAACAGGTCTAACGCTGACACGCTATGGCTCTACCATTCACATCCAATCTACCAATGCTACGGACTTTACAGTAGAGGTAGGTGATTCACATGGTGGTGACCACCTGCTTGTATTTAAGAACGAGACAGGTGACTTCAAAAAACTACCAGTTGAATCGGCAGAGGGATTTGTAATCAAAGTATCTGGTGATAACCAGAAGGCACAAGATGACTACTATGTAAAGTTTAGTGGTGGTGTCTGGAAAGAGACAAACGAACCAGCATCTTTAACACAGTTGGACAATACTACGCTACCACACAAGTTAGCAAAACTACCTAGTGGTAATTTTACCTTTGACCCTGTTACATATGCTGAACGTAAAGTAGGGGATGATGATACAAACCCCTTCCCTTCCTTTGTAGACTTTACTCTAGCAGACATCTTCTTCCATAGAAACAGGCTTGGCCTACTGGCTGACGAGAACGTAATCTTCTCCCGTGCTGGTGAATTTCTTGAGTTTGATTTCTTCAGAAAGTCAACACTGACTATTGTAGATAGTGACCCTATTGATGTGGCAGTATCGTCTAACAAAGTTAGCATACTTAAACATGCTGTACCATTCAGTGAGAGCCTTCTGCTCTTCTCTGACCTTACACAGTTTAAGGTAACGGCTGACCCCGTACTGACACCAGAGACTATCAACGTATCTAATACCACAGAGTTTGAGGCATCACTAAGAGCAAAGCCAGCACAGGCTGGTAAGTTTGTTTACTTCGCTTCCAAGCGTGGTGCATGGTCAGGTATGTGGGAATACTTCGTTGATACCGATACTGATACGAACGATGCTAGTGAAATATCTGCACACGTTCCACAGTATTTGAATGGTGAGATTATCAATATTCAAGCCTCGTCTAACGAGGACATGATTCTAATTCAGACTAACAATGACCCACAGGCTCTTTACGTATATCGTTACTACTGGCAAGGTAGAGAGAAACTACAAGCCTCTTGGTCACGCTGGGTATTTGATGGGGATGTAATAGGCTTCTCGTTCAACCGTGCAGACATCTATCTGCTCATCAAGCGAGGCACAAACCTATTCTTGGAACGTATCAATCTATCTGTAGATGATGCTACTAACTACACTACTGGTGCTTTCTCTCTTCATATGGACAGACGAGTTCGTTTAGAAACCTCTGGGCTTACTACTGTTCCTTATGTGGATGCTAGTACAATCTATGTAGATGAAGATGGTGCAGTCATTGCTTCCTCTGCTGTGGCAGGTAAACTGGCGGCAGGTGAGGTAGTCTTTGCAGGTATTCCATTCACGTTTAAGTACGAGTTTTCTGAACCAGTAATCAAACAGAACAACAGCCCTGTTACAACAAGCGTACTGCATTTGCGTAACTATTCTGTAGTATATAACAACACTGGCTTCTTTAAGGTGGTAGTAGAACCACTAAAGAGGACACCATACAATCGAACCTTTACTGGACGTATTGTTGGTGGTGCTGCTAACATTCTGAACAAGGCCGCTATTGATAGTGGTACATATCGTTTTGGTGTTATTGGTCACTCTGGTGAAACAAAAGTTAGATTAGAAAGCGATAGTCACTTTCCCTGCCAGTTCCAATCGGCAGAGTGGGAAGGTTTCTATGTCCTGCGTTCTAGGAGAATATAATGAAAGTCCATGTGAGAGCAAGCACACAGGCAGATATAGATTACTTAGAGCATAATCTAAGGGATGAGGACGCTGAAGAAGTGTTAGCCTCACATGGCGATATTCGTGAAGCACTACAAGTCGGGTTCGATGAATCCGATGAGTGCTGGACTTTTACTGTAGCAGATACAGGGGAGATTGCAGGTATGTATGGTGTAGCACCTTGGGATGATGTATCCGCTACTCCGTGGCTACTAACTACCCCTGCTATACGTAAAGTCTGGTTACCGTTTCTACGTGATTCACGGAAATGGGTAGAAGAAACAAATAACAAATACCCCCTATTATTTAATGCAGTTGATGCAGACTATAAGGTAGCTATCAAATGGTTACGCTTTGTCGGCTTCACATTCATAAAGAGACATGACAAATGGGGCGTAGGTAACAAACCATTTTTAGAATTTGTGAGGATTGGCAATGGCTATTGACCCAATGACCGCCTTAAGCATCGGTCAATCCGTAATGGGTTTCTTCGATGCACAAGAAAAGGCTAAACAACAAGAGATTGCATATCAGCAGAACCGACTAGCTTCTGCTACTGCACGTGATATGAAGATACAGGCTCTCAATGCTAGAGCCATTCAGGAATCAGAACGTGTTGCTGGTGCTAAACTAGAGAACGCTATCAAAGCCCTTGAAGTAAGGGAATCAAAGATAGTGGCTGCTGGTGAGGCTGGTGTAGAAGGACAGGGTATTCAAGCCCAGTTAGATATGACAGAGGCTCGTAGGCTTCGTGGTGATACTATCTACAACCAGCAACTAGAAGGCATCTTTCAACAGATGGACTACGAGAAGCAGGGCATCAATGCGGAAGCACTAAACCGTATTAACTCCATGTCTCGTGGTCAACCGCCTAGTTTCTTGAGAGCAGCCGTAGGTGCTGCTGCTAGTGCGTATGCCACAGAACTTTCATATGGTGGTAATAAATCAGGTAGTTTTCTGTCTAACATTGGATTAGGTGGTACAACATCACCCTACCAATCACAACCACTACCACCAGTTATCAACATTACTACATAAGAGGTAAACATGGCAGAACGTAGAGTACAGGTAAAGGAACTTGACGTACCTTCTATGTCCAGCGTGACACCTACTGCTCGTCCAGTAGATACGTATGTCAAACCTGCGAAAGAAGAGTTTCGGCCTAGCGGTTTGAGTGAATTTGTATCTGCCATTGCTCCTGCTATTAAAGCACAGAGTGACGAAAAGTTAAAGCAACGGCTAGACCGTGAGCGTAAAATCCAAGCAGGTGTCTACAAGAACCAACTTAACCAAGCATACCAACACTCTGTGCAGGTTAATTCTGGACTAAACCAACACTATATTAACAACAAAGATGAATACCTTGGCTATCGTGATGACGATGAAGGCACGGCGGCTGATAAGGTTTTAGCACTACGTCAAAAGAATATTGACGATAACGTATCGGCTATGGAACGTGAGGGTGTGGATGAAATCATCATCCAAGCCTTCAAAAACGATATGCAGACTTCCAACACTGCATTTATGAAAGATGTCTTTCTAAAAGATAAGACAGCTAAACATGAAGAAGAAGTGTATGGCAAGTTTGGCAACTCGCTTGTATCCGTTCTGGACAACGGACTAGATAAAGATAGTCAAGTTGTTGACATCAACGAACTGTATATGTCATTTGTGGATGCCAATGGTGGCAACCATGCCAAAGCCCTAGACTTAATGTGGGGGCTTGCAGAAGAACGGTCACGCACTAACGCTGACAATGGTTTGATTGATTGGCTTAAGTCATCAATGTCTAGCCCTGAGGGACAACCTGCACAGTGGGGTGTTGCTAAACGGGCAAAGCAGCGTGGTGTTATTGAAGCACGTGGTATAGCACAGGCTAATGCTACTAACTCTGCAATGACTGCACAGTTGACACAGGAGAGCCTTGCTGATAAGGCTACTAGTGCTTATTCTACTGGCAACATGTCAGACCTTGCTACAGACCGTGACACAGTGTTATCGAATGGAAAGGTTGTAAATCACAAGCCACAAGATTATATTCCATTTATTGAATCAGAGTTTGCATCTGAAGTTATTGATATTCAAGAGACTGCAACAGATGATGCCACTAAAGAGGCAATGCTTCTTGATGCTAACCGTAAGCGGTTTAAGTTTTATTCGACATACAACTTGATGCCACCACAACTGTCTCAGTCTGTAAACAATGGACGCACCTTGTTGACAATGGGTGACCTAACAAACCCAGACAATATGACAAAAGCTAGGGACATGTATGACCGCCTGATAGAAGCAGATGGCTATTCTGGTGGTGGTATTATCACTACTGCTCTTAAGGGTGAGGATGTCACACGTTTTAGACATCTACAGGTTTTAGTTAATGGTGGTTATACTTTTGAATCAGCTATGGGCTTGGTGCAGGGTAAGATATATGATGGTCGTTCCATCACTATTGACGATGCTGACATGAAGGATGCTCTGGATAATAACTGGTTTCCTACATGGAGTAAGGGAGCAACAGCAAGAAACATTAGTGTGATTACTGACGAGGTAAGTAAACTTTCTGAAGCAATTCTTCAGACAGATGAGACAGCTAGTGAGGAATCTGCCAAGCGTATTGCGATGGAACTTGTAGGAAAAGACTACCAGTTTATTAGAAATACAGATGATACGGTAACTGCTGTGCGTATTGAAAGTAATGCACTCAGAGAACCTGTCAATGTTGAACAGATTGAGGATGCTCTAAAAGAAATTGCATTTGACAGAGACAGTGAATTATCTGCATACATTTCTGAGCAACTTGGTGTAGACTTACCATTAGAAGTTATGGGTGTTCGCACTAACGGATATGACCTGTATGTAAAATCTACTGGTAATCCTAATCAACTATATGTGTTCGCAAAACCATTAGGTGAAGAGCAAGAAGGTACTCAGAATATTCTACTAGGTACTGTCAGTATCTGGGACTTTAATGCTAACCGTATTAAGGGATTGAAAGACCAGTTACTAGAGAAGCATCAGAAGGCTAAAGATTCTGAACTAATTAGTAGTCCTACAAACACAACACCTACCTTACAACAGGGCGGTGCTAGTCTTGAGGATGACCCTGACCTGATTAACGCAGTATCTAATGTAGTAGAACCTATTGTAGATGCTAGTGTAGGTATGTCTGGTGACCCATCATTAGATGAAACAGCAACAAACTTAACTGACCTTATACAATCGGCTATTGATGCAACAGATTCAGAACAGACTGATGTTGTAGAACAAGCACCTGAGGATATAGTTGTTGAAGATGTAGAGACTATTTCTACACCTAACTTATCTCAGGGTAGTAGGATTGTACTTACTGGGGATGTTCAGAACTCTGCTGTTGAAACCTTAAAAGTACAAGAAGGTTTTACTTCCACACCTAAAGATGATATGGGTAAGGACGCAGTAGGTTATGGCTTTCAGATTGAAAGTTTAGAGCCTGATGAATTAGAGTTGATTAAAGACATCAACAATGTTGAACCAGACGAGGCAGATGCCGTACTGCGTTTGAAAACTCAGAAGGCTAATAACTGGTGGACAAGTGAAGTAGATAACTTTGAAACTCTACCTGAAGAAGCCCAAGTTGCTGCTATTAGCATGGCCTTTCAGTTAGACAAAACAAATCTGGAAAAAGATTGGCCTAAGTTTATGGATGCCATGAAACGTGCTGGTGATGCTGCTCAAGGTTCGTGGGAGCGTACTGAAGCCTTGCTTGAAGCACAGTTCCATATGTTGTACAATGAAGCAAAAGATGGTACTATTAAACTAACTAAGTGGGCTACACAAACGAAAGACCGTGCCTTTGAGAACGCTGAAGCTATTGCATCAGGTGCTTGGAACTGGATGACCCAGACAACAGACACAGCAATACAAAATACATTGAACTTTGCTGAAGATGTAGATAAGGCTCGTCAGAAAGTTGGTGTTGCTATGATTCCATCACACTTCCGTATGTTCGCACAGGACATTACAGGTGTGAAACTGGAAGAACTTCGCACAGAAAATTTCTTCCAAGAGGATGAACTCACAGCAATGCGTGGTCTAATCGAAGCGCAGATGCAGGATGGTAAAACCTCTGGCTCAATCGAATATAAAGATTATGACAGAGGACTAGCAGACGTATCGTGGAAGAATAACGTAGACACCTTCTCTATGACTGATGCACAGGGTGCTGTCAAGAAAACTCTTGGACAGTTTACTTGGCGTATCAATGATAGTGGTGAGGTAATCGTTACTGACCAGTACAACTTTAATGATGCTAAAAAGTATCGTGAGATGTACCCAACACAGGCTGAACGTCTTGCCCACCTGACAGCACTGGCTGGTCTAGTTGCTATGGGTGAAGCAGATATGTATGGTTGGCTACGCAGAGTAGGCGCACTGTATGGGTCTGAAGAAGGCGAAGGCGCAAAGTTTGAAATTAACTTGGGTAAAGTAAACTGATAAGGACATGGAAATGGCTGAAGAGAACATTGAACGAGAACTGAGCCAGCTTGGTTTTGGTGGTGCTGAACCATCACCGCTTACTGGCGTAGTCAGTGACCTCGCTATCAAAGCAGCCCAGAAACAAATCGAAGAGAAGGCTGACGAATACAGCTTCTGGGATTTGATTATGGAACGCCAGATGGATGCTGGTACTATTCCTTCAGCTATGGCCTTATTCGATAGACCTGACCCAGTTAAGGATGAACCCGTTACTGAGAGCATCATCAATGAACTGACAGCAGGTATTACTGATGAGGCTGCGGTAAAGCGCATCCTTGATGCAGTTGATGCAAAAGGTGTAACATACGGCAGGGCGATTGCGTCTGAAGTACGTAGAACTATTGAGGCAAATACATTATTGTCTCAGGCTGGCCTTCGTGGTGCTAGTGCTATGATACTGTCAGACGTATTTGACCCTGCTGACGCTGCTATTATGGCGGCTTCTGCTGGCGTAGTATCAGCCGTAGCACCCCCTGCTGCCCCTTTAACCGCACCTATTGCTGCTGGTACAGCAAAAATTACACGGTTGTTTGGTAAGTTTAAGAACAACAAGAAATACCTAGCAATGGCTGCTGGTGTTGGTGGTACTGAACTAGCAGCACTAGAACTCCTTCGGGCGCAGTCTAAGTATGACATCACTGGTGGTGATATTATCTTAGCAGGTACACTTGGTGCTGGTGGTAGTTTAGCCTTTACAAAACTTGGACAAGTGTTGACTAAGCGGTCAATGATAACACAAGCGTTACGTAAGCAAGCAGATGGGGAAACTCTTACAGATTTTGAAAGCACTCTGTTGCGACAGAATGATGACGAAATCTTGTCACAGCGTTTCCGTCAACAAGCCTACGACAATGATGACTTTGGCGTGGATGAACTAGATGAGGTAACTAGTGGTTCTGGTCTTAGCCGTAAAGATTATACGGAGATGACTGAAGACGAACTAGCCGCTATTCCAAAACAGCGTGGCGTATTCGCTGGCGCACGGGGTAGCCTCTCAGCATTTGTTCGTGCCAAGAACTCTGACGATGATACAATTAGATGGCTGGCTGATGGGCTTGGTCTAAATAGCACTGGTAACAAAGTAGGTGCTGACGGACGGGTTACTGCGGTAAACTTTGGTGCATTAGAACAGCGTGACACCCTTGTAATGCGTTACAGGTTAAGTGTGGCGAACCCCATCCGACAACTGCTAGAGGAATCTGGCTTATCTCGTGCAGACTTTAACGTGCTTGTATCAAGACAGATACGGGGAACAACTGAACAGATGCCCCCTTCTGTTGTACGTGCTGCTGAAGTGTATAAGACTGAGATGAAGAAACTGGCACAGCAAGCGATTGATGCTGATGTTGCTGGGTTCGATGTAGGGACTATCTCTCGCATCCAAGACTATGCTCCACGTTTGTTTAACAGGGGTAACATCCAACGGTTACGTCAAGGTAGACTAGCAGACAATCCTGATGGTACACTTAATGACGCATGGTTTCAATTATCCGAAGCGGCTATTCGTAAGGGACAACCAGACATTGAGAAGACTGTAGCGGCCTCACTAAAAAGACGTAAGAAGAAAGCAGACGCTGCTGCTGTACAAGCCTTTATTAAGCGTATGTCTCGTGGTTATATCCAGACTGTTATTGACCCTAAGTATGACCAACTGGCTCGTCTTAAGATGGCTAACGGCGACTTTGATGCACAAGACTTCATCAAGATTATGAAGGCAGAAGGGTTTAGTAGCGCAGAGACAGACATAATGTTTGAGGTTCTAACACGGAATATTAAGCCTAAAGGTAACAAACGTGCAAGACCTCGTATGCTGCTTGATGAGATGGCTAGTGTAACGGTTCGTGGCTCTGATGGTAATACATTTAATCTCAAGTTCACTGACATTCTTGAAGAGAACATGGAGAACTTGTTTGACAGTTATGTGTTCCAACTCTCTGGTGCTATCGGTCTAGCACGTAATGGTATCAATACTAATACTGCTGGTACTAGTTTTGAGAACATCATTAGTAAGGCTACAAGGGCTACAGCCGAAGAGAAGAAGGCTATTCGCTACATGTACGAAGCCACTACAGGTGAGTGGGCATACACAGGCGCACAGTTTGCTGGACAGGAAATCTCCGAAAGCATGAGACAACTTGCAAGACGAGGCCGTGAGGTTAGTTTTGCTGCTAACATGGGTATGTCAGGTATGGCTGCTCTGATGGAATTGTCTAACGCTTTGTTTGAATACTCCCTACCTACGCTGATGAAAACCGTACCGATGTATGGTAAACTTATTCGTAGGGCGAGGAACGGAGAACTAGATAGTAAGCTGGCTCGTGAGATGACTGCTGGCACTGGTGTAGGTGGTGATGGGCTTGTATCTAAAGTTACAACCATGAGAAGCCGACTTGAAGGTGATGTAACCGAAGGTGTTCAGATTGATGGTGATATAACCAAGACCGATGAATTGCTTGGTGGCGCACGTATGTTCGTGTCCAAGTGGTCTGGTCTACAGGGCGTAACAGATGTGTTGCGTAGGATTTCACTATACAACTACGCCTCAGAATGGGCTTACAAGCACAAGTCAGGACAGGTTGCTTTCTCCGCTATTAAGCGTGAACAACTTGGTATTACTGATGATATGGCTAACCGTATCAGACGGATGATTGATGCAGAAGCAGAGTATCTACCTGATGGTACGCTAGAAGCACTACACGTAGATAGGTGGGCAGATACAGAAGCAGCAGAAATCTTCTTTGCTTCTGCTCGTAGAGAATCGACACAGGCTGTTCAGGAGATGAACGCAGGGTCGGTCAATGGCCTACTTCGTAGTGAGGTTGGTAAGACATTCTTCCAGTTCTTGTCATTCCCAATGGCTTCAATGGAACAACAGGCAATGCGTCTTGGTGTACGTGCTGCTAATGGTGACGCTATGACGGTAGCCCGTATCATGTCGTTCTCTGCCCTGATGGGTGGTATGATGTACATGAGCAGGTCTTACCTTAACTCAATGGGACGTAGTGACCAAGAAGAATACATGAAGCGTAGGATGGGAACATCGGAACTCTTACAGGGTTCTCTCAGTCAGATTGGTGCTGCATCATTGTTTGGCTACATCTACCAGATTACCACAGGTACAATGGATGGTAACACAAGTGTTATGACACCACCTGTCGTATCTATGTTTGGTGCTGGTGTCAAAGGTACTGCCGACTTGTTTGGTGCTATCGGTGAGGACGAACTGACCGAATCACAACTACGAAGCCTTCTGAGAGTGTTTCCTTTCACATCACTTTACGGAGCGAGACAGCTAATTAACGCAACCGCAGATGCGGCTACAAACTAATAGGATAAGAGATGGCTCTTTCATATCAAAACTATACAGGGGATAGCGTTACAGATACGTTTGCTATTCCCTTTACATACACTGACACTAGTGAGATTAGTGTAACGGTAGATGGTGTGGCTGAAACTGGCCTGACTTTTCCTTCTACCTCATCTGTACAATTAACGTCAGCCCCTGCTACAAGTACGCTTGTGCAGGTGCGGCGTAATACCGACTTGACTGCTCGTGCGGTTGACTACGTATCAGGCTCAGTATTGACTGAAGAAGACTTGGATAATGCTAACATTCAGGTCTTCCATGCTGCACAGGAAGCGGTTGACAAGGCTTCTGATGGTATTACCCTTGACAACGATGACAAGTGGGACGCTCAGAATAAGATAATTAAGAACGTAGCTGACCCTGTAGATAACACAGATGCTGTTAACAAGCAGTTCATCTCTACAAACCTGCCTAATATTACAACAGTGGCAAACATCTCTACAGATGTCACAACTGTCGCAGGTATCTCTAGTGATGTAACAGCCGTTGCAGCCGATGCCACAGACATTGGCACAGTGTCTACAAACATTGCAAGCGTCAACACCGTAGCTACAAACATCAACGATGTTATCACAGTAGCCAACGACTTGAACGAGGCTATCTCTGAGATTGAGACTGCTGCTGATGATTTGAATGAAGCGGTATCTGAGATTGACACAGTAGCGTCTAACATTGCTAACGTCAATGCTGTTGGTGCTTCTATGACTAATGTGACTACAGTTGCTCTCAACGTTGCCAAGGTAAACACGGTAGCAAATAACGATGCTAACGTAACCACAGTAGCAGGGATTAGCGGAGATGTAACCACAGTTGCATCAAACAACGCTAACGTAACTGCTGTAGCAGGTAACGCCACCAACATCAACACAGTAGCAGCAAACAATGCTAATGTGACTACAGTTGCTGGTATCTCTGCTAATGTAACTACAGTAGCCAACGATACGGTTGACATCGGTACAGTAGCGTCTAACATTGCTGACGTAAACACAGTTGCTGCAAATAATACAAACATTACAGCAGTAGCCGCAGATGCCACAGACATTGGCACAGTAGCGTCTAACATTGCTAACGTAAATGCAGTCGGTGGGGATATTACTAACGTCAACACTGTTGCGGCTAACCTGACAGACGTTAATGCGTTTGCTGATACCTACTTCATCTCAGCAACAGCCCCATCATCACCTACAGAGGGTGACTTGTGGTTTGATACCACTAACGATGTGATGAAGGTGTATGACGGTTCTGGCTTTGTTAATGCTGGTTCGTCTGTCAATGGTACATCTGAGCGTCAGACCTACACAGCAACGTCTGGGCAGACTAGCTTTGCTGCTACCTATGATGCTGGTTATGTAGATGTTTACCTCAATGGTGTTAAGCTAATTAATGGCACTGATTTTACAGCTACAGATGGTTCTAATGTTGTTCTAACAACAGGTGCAGCACTGAATGACACTGTAGACATTGTGGCCTTTGGTACGTTTAATTTGTTAAATCTTGACATCTCAAGCGACACCACACCCCATCTTGGCGGCAACCTAGACACCAACGGCAACGACATCACTGGCACTGGTAACATTGATATTGCTGGCAACATTGAACTTGCAAAAGACGCTCCACAGATTGATTTCAATGACACTGCTGGCGGCACTCAAGTTGACTACAGGCTGAAAGTGGATGCTGGTGAGTTTAGCATTACTGATGTCACGAACTCTTATGAGCAAGTTGAGATTGCTGGCGGCATTGTTAAGTTGCGCCATAACGGCAGTACCAAAGTTTCTACCAGCGCATCTGGAATTGATGTCACAGGCACAGTGACTGCTGATAATATTGGCATCAACGAAACAACTCCTTCGGCAAAATTAGATGTAAATGGTCAAGCTCTTATAGGTGATATTATAGGGTCTTCCCCTAATATTACTAATTTTATATCAGGAGGTGCGCCACCACAGTTAGTAGCTGGTTGGTCTATTCCTGCTATTACTTGGACACCAGACGCCGCAACAGAAGCAGTGTTTTCCCGTGATGGTGGTATGAATGTTGATATTCTTGCCGCTTCTACATCGTCTAGTGCCTTACAATTTTCAGATGAAGATGATGAAAATGTGGGTAGGATTATGTACACGCATACTGACGATAGTATGCGGTTTCAAACCAATGGTAGCGAAAAGATGCGTATTCTGGCGTCAGGCGGCATCACCTTCAACGGTGACACAGCTACTGCTAACGCACTTGACGATTATGAGGAAGGGACTTGGCTTCCCTCTTTTTCGTTTACCAATGGCAATGGTACATCAACTATTGGAAACAGAGCCGCCACCTACTTAAAAGTTGGAAACTTTGTTTTCATTAACGGTTACATTACTTTGGCAACAAAAGGTACAGCTAGTGGAGACTGTAGAGTAGCAGCCATTCCGTTTACCCCAAGAAACACATCAAACCTTCTACAACTCTGTAATATCGGTATAAATCAGACTGTTAGTGGTCAGGATTTTGATGGTGATTTTAATATATGGGGACAACTTGCCCCAAATGATGCAACCTTGAGGATATTCGCACTTACAGGTGGGGGCAATGTTAACCAGCTTAACGCAGTACATGTTAAAGATAACACGCAAATTAGATTCTCATGCTGGTTTGCTGTTTAGTATAAAAGTAATGAAAACACATAGATGTAACCCACTGCATAGCTTTGGGTCGGACAGTCCATAGCATAGGAGATAAAAATGCTTACAGAAGAAACAATCCAAGACAAAATCGAAATCGTAGGTGACTACAAGCACGTTCAAGTACGCACCGCAACAGTCATCAAGCGTGATGGCGTTGAGATAAGCCGTAGCTTTCATCGGCACACTGTAACACCTGACGCTGACATCACACAGGAAAGCGCAGAGGTGCAAGCCATCTGTGCGGCGGTACATACACAAGACATCAAGGATGCGTATGCTGCACACTTGGCAGCGCAAGCAGCGGAGATGTCTCCTGTTGTTGAGGGAGAATAGATATGACTAGAGCAAGAGAACTTGCAGACCAGCATAAGACCCTTGACGTAGACGGCGGCACGATTAAACTGGACGGCAATTATCCGACAGGCACAGGCAACGTGGCGTTGGGCAATCAAGCACTTGATGATGCAAGTTTATCAGGAAGTTTTAATACTGCAATCGGTAATGCTTCGTTGTCATTGAATACCAGTGGCAACAGCAATGTGGGGCTTGGTCATCAAACACTTGATGCTAATACTACGGGCGGTTTTAATAATGCGATAGGTTCTAACAGTCTTGGGGCAAACACCACTGGCGCACAAAATGTGGCTGTTGGTCACAACACACTTGCGGCAAACACCACAGCAAATAACAATACTGCTGTTGGTTATACCGCATTGGGCAACAGCACTGGTGCAAGTAACACCTCTGTTGGTTCACAATCATTAGGTGCAAATACTAGCGGCACAGGTGGCGTTGCTGTTGGTCTGGGTGCTTTAAGTGGTAACACCACTGGCAGTTATAGCACCGCTGTAGGTACTTATGCACTGCAAAGCAACACCACAGGAACTAATGTTGGCATTGGTAAGGAAGCACTTAAAAATAATACGACAGGCACAACCAATACTGCTGTAGGTCGTGAGGCTTTGCTATCTAACACCACTGCATCTGACAATACTGCTATTGGTCAGCAGGCTTTGTATTCAAATACAACGGGTGCAGAAAATGTTGCTTTAGGAAAACGTGCGCTTTATTCCAACACAACAGCCAATCACAATGTTGCTTTAGGTCGTAACGCTTTGTATAACAACACCAATGGTGGAAGAAACATTGCCATTGGTCGGAATACATTAGCAACAGCAACTGTTGCAGATGATAACACTGCCGTTGGTCACAATGCTCTTAACGCTAATACTACTGGCATTGTAAACACAGCATTAGGTTCGCTGGCTCTTGATGCAAATACTACGGCAAGCAACAACACTGCCGTTGGTTATTCGGCACTAACCGCAAACACCACTGGCACAAGAAATGTGGCAACAGGAAGTCTTGCATTAGACGCAAACACAACTGGCAGTTACAACACTTCTATGGGTCATGCGTCAGCAAGTGCTAATACTGTCGGCGCATACAATTCTGCATTTGGTGATGCGGCACTTAACCAGAACACTTCTGGGTCTGACAATACCGCTATTGGCAAATCTGCTTTATACGGAAACACCACAGGCCAACACAACGTTGCTTTGGGAAAAGAAGCGGGTCAATCAATGGCTGGTGGTTCTCATTGTACTTTCGTAGGCAAGCAATCTGGGTATTACACTACTGGTGACAGCAATACTTTCATAGGTAGAAGCGCAGGGGAAAACGTTACCACTGGCACAAACAATACCATTCTTGGCCGCTACAGCGGCAATCAAGGCGGCCTAGACATCCGCACATCCAGCAACAACATCGTGCTGTCAGACGGCGATGGTAATCCTCGTGTGGTTGTTAGCCCTAATGGTAGAATGGGAGTTGGATATACCGACCCCGGAATGGATGCTCAAATTAACAGTCATCAATCGAATTCTAGCAAACCATCTATTGACTGTCGTTCTACCAGTTCTTCTTTTACTAATATGGTTTTATTGGTTGGTTCTAATACAAATACAACTAATAGCACTTATAACCATATCCGTTGTGATATTCACGGCATTGCACAAAAAATGGCAGTGCGAGATAGTGGCAACCTTGTAAACGCTAATAACAGTTACGGTTCTTTATCTGACATTCGTCTTAAAGAAAACATCGTTGATGCTTCATCACAATGGGATGATATTAAAGCTGTTCAAGTCCGTAAATACAATCGTTTAGGTGATGAGCAAAAAGAACTTGGAGTAATTGCACAAGAACTTGAAGCATCTGGTATGGGTGGACTTGTAGAAGAAGGCGAATATTTTGATGCTATCTACAACCCAAATGAAGAAACTCGCAAAAGTGTTAAATACAGCGTTCTTTATATGAAATCTATCAAAGCCTTGCAAGAAGCAATGGACAGGATTGAAACACTTGAGGCTAAAGTAGCCGCACTTGAGTCCAACTAATAGGAGATTATAATGGACGAACTAACAGCAGAACAAATCGCACAGCACTACACAGCAATGGGTCACAGCGTTGACCTCATCAATGCTATTATTGCTGGCACAGATATGGCAGACGATGATGCCGCAGACAAGCAAGATTGCGTTGACCGCAATGTTGCGCATCTGGAGATTATGGTTGCTAAAGACTTTTGGGGTTCTGAGGATATGACTGCGGCAGACGCCGCGATTACAGCAGGAAAGGCGTACACAGCATGAGTGAGTCAAACGTAATTACGATCAATGGTAAGGAATATAACTCAGAAGAGTTTGACGA